AGATGTGGATCTTTCCATGCCGCTCGATCTCCAGAATCTCCACGCCGATGGACGGCAACGCCCGCATCAGCGCCGTAAACTGCTGCCGATTCGGTGTGCTGACCAATCCTTTCGCTTCGGCAATGTTCAAACACTTGCGATGCAATGTGACGCTGTTGACGTACTCCATTTTGTGCCGGTACGCCTCTAACGCATCCTCGGCTTTGTAACAGCGTGCAACCCACGCAATCGGCTTTTCCTGCGGATGCCGATAGTCTGTGACGGGTTCGAGGTGGACGCTGTACATATGTCATTGGCCGTTGACTTTATCTTCAAGCCTCACAATCCGCGCCTCTAGCCCTTTCCCTTGCGTACCCGTAAATCTGTCGCCAGATTTCTGCTGCAGTAGTTTTTCATGAGCCTCATGACGCAATTCTATTTTCTCGTCAACCGCATCAATGCGTATGCTCAACTGCTCATCCGACAACTTCATCTCGCGCTGCAAAATCTCATCTAGCAGTCGCATCTCGCGCTGGATAACTATGTCCATGCGATCAGTCACATCGCTCAGCGCGATGCGCTGCTCACGATCAACTTTGTCGATCTCTGACCGAACGTCTGCAATGTATCCGTCAAACTGACGCTCTAAATCATCCATCGCTTCGTCAACTTCCAGGAATCTTCTTTCCTCTACCCCAACTCCGCCTTTGACAGACGCCTCTAGATACTTAATCGGGAGACCAAAATAGCCGTTCATCAGTGCAAACGCGCCACCTGTCATAACGAGTAACAAACTTCCAAAAGCAATGTAGTTACTCCAGTTCGTCCGCGTGCCATCTATAAAACGCTGCGAAAGTTCTTCAAACGCTTGCGAATGCTTTTCCAGTCCAACGGCCAGCGACTGTACAGTTGTTTCAAGTCGAGCCTGATTCTGGCTTAGGGAATCTAATGCTCTTTCAATTCGGTCGATGCGCTGTAGGTCAGAGTCCGCCATCCTAACTGTGGCCTCGGCCATACATTACCTATTAATGACGTTGTTAGCCCGGTTCAGACCGCTCGCATCCGCAACGCATTGCCTTCGCCCCATGTGGCTTTTTTACTGGACAAAATAATTTCGCGTTTCACGCGCTCATATTCTCGCGTGAAATACGCAACTCGGGATTCATCTAACGAAATCTTGGCACCAATCATCAACGTGCAGTACAACAACAGGTCTGGTGCGTTGACCAGAATCTCGTTTGACGTGTTGCTGTCGCTTAGTGCAGCCGGTTTGAAATAGTAGGATATTTCAACCTTGTTTTCATTGGTCGAAGACGGTGAAGGGCGCAATTCAAACTGACCGTCATGCACCGCATAAAACTGCGGTACGCCGTCTTGGCTCAGCATCTCAAATTGGTCAAGATGCTCGGGGGAAACCTGCTCTAGCGGAATTCGATAATCCGAGTAATTCCATTGAATGTTACGGATGCCAATGTAGTCTGTCGGCAATTCGACGTACGCATCAGTCGGGGTTGCTTCGGCGCGTTTTTCATTCCACCACACTCGTAACCACCGGGAAATCTCGGTTTCCGCGAGCGTAATGAAATCAACAATCTGGGTGTCCAGATCGCTACGGTTCAGCCAGTCAGCTACAGAAGATTGAAGCTCACTATAAGTGCTCAGTGCCATTGCGCTGTCTCACAAAAACTTGATCATACTCGCCGTTAACAATGCGATGGTAGCCAAGTTCCTCGATAAATGAGCGAGGATCAGCGCCGTGCTCGTAAGATTCTAGCATAACGACAGGAGAGTGCTTGTCGATGGTGTTGACAGCGCCCTCCAATGCTTTCAGTTCGTACCCCTCGACATCCAGTTGAAGAAAGTCCAGATGCTCGAGGTTTAAGTCATCAATCCGATACTGCGGGATCGGACCTTCGCCAGACACCTCAACGCTGCCGGTGTTAATGCACTCTTTTTTGCCATCCCATCCTGTTCGACGGGCTAGTCCTACCTTATCGGTAGAGTTTCCAACAATCCCCTCGTATGCCTCCACATTGTCAAATTTTTGACAGTTTTGCCCCAAGCAATAGAAGTTCAACGCCTCGGGTTCAAACGTGATGACCCTATCGAACATTGACGCGAGTATTGCAGGGTGCATTCCCGCATTGCCACCCGCCTGGACTGCAACGCGGCGCTCAGACGCCTGTCTTGCCGCCAGTCTCAGTAATGGTAGATACATACGGATATGACCAAACGCCACCTTGTCTTCGGCAGGCCACACCCATCCGTCCCGGACCTCTGTCAAACTCTCCAGGGATCGCGCTGTGCTCATCCTACTGCCAAAGATGACTCACGGAACCGACCGACGTTTGCCAGCGTTTCTTTGATCTTCTGGTTAGACCAACGCTTGTCGATCTTCACCCCCATCAGTTCACATTTGCCAATCAGTTCGTCACGCTCTGTATCGACCATCTTGGATTTAACGGGCGCTGTCTTGCCGCCCCGCGTCTTATTGACGTGCTCGTAGCTCACAACGACCTTGGTGACAGAATCAACCTCGACCGTGGCCGGATCGACCTGATTACCGTCGGGATCATACATGCCAACGACGCCTTCAACATGGTCCGCGCTGTACCCAGGCTTATGACTAATGTTTTGGAGTTGTTGGTAATTCTCAAACGTCATTTCGACGATGTGATACCAACCGCCATTCGGAATCAAAAAGCCACAAGTATGGTTACGGCGGTCATCATGGATTTTGTAGACTTTGTACGGCACGGGTGCCTCCTTTTCGTTTTTTGCTTACTGTGCGCCACAAGTAGTTATCCAGATCGTTGAACCACCCGCGCAGTTTGTTATCGTCCTGAAAGACACCCTGCTGCATCAAGTTGTAGACCTGCAAGTGGGACAATTGGCCCAGCTTGTACATGCTCGTCTGTGTGCCTTTACCAAGCGTCTGTTTTCCGCTGTTTTGAGCACGCTTGTTGTCATCAATAATGGCATCAACGTCCTCAACAGCCTGCATTTCAACAACCACGTCGTCAGACCGCTCACCTGTGCGCAGAGTAAAGTTTTGCGCTATGCCATACTGGTCATACAGAGTGAATGTTTTGCTGCTCACGCCATCATCTCCTGTTTGGTATCATCGTCCTTGTAGACTTCCCAGGCTGTCTCACACATCCAGTTCTCGTAGGTGTAAGTGCCAACGTGTCCAATCTTTTGACTGATGCTGTGGTCAATGAATAACGGATAGTTACCGAGTTTTCGCGCTTTGCGGAAGAAGAATACGTCTTCGCCAAGCAACTCAAACTTTTCACCTTTGTCCAACCATACCGTATCGAACCAAGGCTGCGGTGTGTTTTCAAACACCTCACGCTGCATCAAAACAGCACCAAACCCGGCACTATCAGCTTCTTCGAGTCCACGGGTGTCTTTCGCTGTGCCAATCAATTTGCCATTCAGTGCTCGACTATTAGGGAACGCCGGAACGCTTCGCTTGACGTAATTGCAGGCCACTATCGGCAGATCGTGACTGTACAGTCGATGGAACAGGTTAGGCGGGAACGTCATGTCAGAGTCGAGCCACAACATGTGCGTCACGTCTTCGTTGTCGAGCGCCGTGTTGACCATGTTCTCGCGCTGAAGCGTGACAAGACTGCCACGCTCGTTGATCAACATAAAGTCAAAATTCTCACACACGGGGTCGTGCATGAGGTAACGCTGAAGTTGCAAAAGACTCAGCGAGAAATCAGCTTCCCAAGTATCCCCAGAGGGAACCATGATTGCCAAACGAACAGGGCGTCCTTGCCCTTCAGTCTTAGTTCCTTTTTCCGCCATTACGACAGGATCAGCATCCCGCTTGACTTCTCCTGACGGCACTCGAGGGTGCATTCAGAAGTCAGCAAACGCTTCTCAGTATCGCCTGACTTACCCAGCGACTCGACGCTCAAGGGGCGCAAATCGGCCTTCTTGAACATGTCCATCTGCAGGGCTTTGATGGTGGTCGTGTTGTCGAAGCGGTTGGCCACGACGCGCTGCACACCAAAGTCACCGTCCCAGATGTCGACGGCTTTGGTGAACTTCTTCTCGTCAGCCTCAAGGTTGACCGAGTAGTTCGCGCCCGACACGGTGCTTGACGCCAGACCCGAGATAGCGCGTTTGACGGTGCCGTTGCACATCATCACGTCGGGCATACCACCTTCGTCCCAGCAGTCCTCGAGCATCGCGTTGATATGCGACTCGGCCAGCGTGGTCAGCGTGGTAGTGGACGTGTTGGTGCTCAGGAACCCATAGACGCCGTTCATGCGGCGGGCAGTCGTGGCACCGCCACCAACAGCAACCGTGTTCTGAAGCATCGCAGCCTCAATGTCGCGCTTGATCTCTTTGGTGTGCAGAATGACGCGATACGCCAGTTCTTTCGCCATGCCAGCCTTATCAACCGCATCCTGGGTGCCAGAGATGGCAACCGCTTTCTGGTTGATCTGGGTGACGTTGGTGACGCGGGTCAGCGTGGTCGGCGTAATCAGCGTTGCCTCGTTACCTTCAACCACCACATTGGTAGCTGCAGCAGCTGCCAGTTCGTGCGTCAGCCACTCATGGATGACAGCCTTCGATTTAGTGGAGCCGATGTTCTGCTGAAACGGGCAGTCGGTCGGCGAGATGTTGGTGATAAAGTCGGCCAGATCCTCACGGTTCTGAAGACCCACGCCGCTTGCGCCAGAAAGCAGATAAGATTGACCTGCATTGGTCAGAAGTGCCATTTTTCAATACCTCTAGGAAAGTTTTGCCAGCAAGGCTTCGGCCCAAGCCTCGTCCGTTTGCAGTTTTTTGGCACGATTGATCGCATCAGACTTCCGCTTTGCGCTAGCCTTGGACGGGTCTTTCCTCGCCCCCGGCTTAACGAACTTCGGTTTCGTCTTCATCTGCTTCATCTTCGGGTCCGCTTTGGTCTGCATTTGATCGTAACGCATTGCCTTGTTGATAATGACAAAGGCACGGTGATCCATGATTGACGCAAGTTCCTGGTCATTAAAACCAAGTCCACGCATGTAATTGGAAATTTCGGTCATGCCTTCTTTGGCGCGTTCTTCATCCTTCCAGTCAGGAATTTTCTCGAGTAGCGCCTGCTTTTCCCATTCCAACCGTTGCTGGTTTTGCTGCATGAATACCTGTTGCTGTTCTTGAATGGCTTTTTCACCATCCTCCTTCAGCTTCGCTTTCACCTGATTTATCCGTGCGTACTGATCGCGCATCTCTTGCTGCTTGAGCATGTACTCAGTCGGGTCGTTCTCTTTCAAGTCGGACCAGTCGACTGACTGATACTCTGAAAACAAGAGTTGTTCCATTGCGGATGCCGTCGATTCAACATCCTGAAGACGCTCCTGCAGCGTCTGAACCGCTTTCGATGATTCGGCCTCAAACTGTTTGCGCTCGTTGGCGTGAGCCTCTAAGCGCCCATTAAGCGTTTTCTCGAGTTGGTATGACTTGATAACGTCTTTGAGGGTAGCTTCGCCTTCCTGACCATCAACCTTGGTTTTGACCTTCAGGACCGTCGTCAGGTCCTCAGGTGTCGTTTCCAAGGCTTCGGCCAATTCTTCCAGCGATTTTGGCGTCCACTTTTCGTCATCAGAGGATTCCTCATCCTCGTCTTCCAACTGATCGTCCACTTCGGACTCATCCGTGTCCTCGTCAGCTTCGGTTTCCTCTAGGGCATCACCATCGTCAACTTGTTCGTCAACGGTAGGCTCAACGTCCTCTGCTGTTTGCTCCCCGCCCGGTTCGTCCGATGGCACTTCCGCGTCGAACATCTCCGTCAGAGATTGCAACATTTCGGCATCTGACATCTCAGCAACGCCCTTCTCCTGGGTAGCCGCTTCACTCATTTTTCATCTTCCTCTTGCTGTGCCAATGCCATTTCGCCATCTTCGACCCATGCTCTCAGCGTAGAACGCAGTTCCTGCACGGCGTCGATACGGCGTTTAGCTTCAATAATCTCATCAGTCTGAGAAGGTGCTGCGTTCACTATGCCGCGCATCCACTTCTCGACCATCTTGTCCAGTGCTTCGTTGAGCACCGGGTCTTCAAGCCGGTAGCCTGCCTCACGACCCATCAGAATCCGTTCAGCAAAGTCACTCATTGGGCAGTCGCCTGTGCCTCATACTCAGCGCGGCGCGCGTCCACCTCGGCCTGCATCGCATCGGTCCTCGAGTCAGCAACCGCTTTCATCTCATCGAGTGCCAACTTGCGCTCCTGAAGCGAGACTTTCCGGTCCTCGAGCATCAACTTCATACGGTCGATCTCATAGTCTTGCTCGTTTTCGCGCATACTGACCTGCATCTGTTGTTCAGCCGCCCTTGCCTGCGCCATAACCAGTTGTTCTTCCGCAGACGGTGGTTCAGGCTCTGGTGGCGGCAACATTGCGGGATCGGTGAAAAACTGCGACGGTTCTTTAAGTCCGGCGTTTTCGACCAGCTTCGAAAGCGTGTTGTATAGGTTATGCGGCTGCACAATCTGCAAGCCATTCATCATCGCCTCTTTTTGAATCTGAAGAATCATCATCAAGTGACCGATGATTTTCTCTTTGTCACCCGACCCCAAGCCGACCATGACAGTCATGTTCGACCGCTGAATCCATTCAGACGGGTTGACGTTCACCCATTGACCGCGAATCGCGATGACGCGCTCTTTGTCCTGGTTCTGGAGCAGCAAACGGTGGATGCCAAGCATCAGTCGCTTGACAGCTTCACCGAACAACTTGGCAATCAACTCGAGTCGTTGTGCCGAAGCGTCCATAATCCGATTGATACCGCTGGCCGTCTTGTTCAGCGAGTCGGCGTCAATGCCCTGGTTGTACCGGGTGACGCCCGTGCGGTTCTCTTTGATCGAGTCAAGGTACTC